ATGCTCTTTCATTTGCCACTACAGTCTCCTAGTATAGAATCTACCTATAGCCAATTCTGCTGCTACTTCCCGAATCGACTTATCAATTAATTTTCTTGGGTCTCTTTGTCCGTTTGCCCAAGGAGGTGCTCCTTCTCCTACCTCAAATACTTGGTAGGGGTTCTTAGCATAAGTGTACCCAAAACTTGGGTGTCCTTGCTTTGTTATATTGACATCTTGTACCTTAACACTCGTTGCAAATCTACCTGTTTGATTCTCAAACCCAGGAGGTCCCATGTTCTTACGTACAGTCTGGGGCAGCTTTTTATTAATCATAGCTACGTAGCTAAACAGACTTCGTGGGTTACTTGCCTCAAGTGCTTGAGTACTATCTACAGTTTGGAGGGGTTGTTTAGACCCTTGTACTGCTTTTACTTTTCTAGTCTTACCTTTAACGGGAACCGGCTGCGACGGTTTTATTGATTGTTTCTTAATCGTACTTTTTATGTTCCCGTTCTTTTTTGCCAGACCTGCAAAGGTATTTAAAACTGTCTTTCTTACCTTGTCAACTTTGGAGTCGGACCCCTTTAAATTTGCCCATTCCGAAGCATTAAACTTCTCCATTATCCTTTTTAAATCTGCTGTAAGTTCTTTTGCAAGAGCTTTTTCTACTCCTCCTCCTCGTTTCCTGTTTAAATACTTACTTTCTAATTCTGCGTGTATTGTGTCTTTTGGACCTTTGGAGTCCCTTTTCGTAAGTGATAAAGTAAGTTCGTCGGAAATCTCTTTCAAAAAGTTAGAAATCACAGGATTACTTTCTTCATTCATACCAAAGGTATACAGAGCTTTTTGTGCTGCAGCAGCTCTCTGTGTGGATACGGCAGATCCGTCCTCGTGCCCTATATCAAGAAAGTTTTTTCCAATCTGCTTAATTTTGTTATCATCGCCTCTTCCGGAATTTAATTTCTTTATTGCAGCTCTTAGTTTCTTAAGTAAAACCTTTTGATTTGCCTGTTTTACATTCCTGAAAGCATTAAATATACTTGTGGTTTTCCCTTTTTTTGCAGCGAGAACAAAAGTAAACTTACCAGAAGGGTTACCTACAAGCTGTGACACTTCTGAGAACTTCCCGTCAGTATTAAAGGCTTTAATGTCATTGTAAATACCGGACACCATCTTGGGAACTTCTACATCAATAACATCAATTATTGTTTTTTGTAGCTTACCTTTCTTAACTCCGATTCGGCTTTCCATCTCTCTTTTCACTTGCGTTGTAACCTTTTGCAAGCTGATACTAATTGAATGAGCTTTTTTATCAGAAACTAATTTCCTATATACTGTAGAGTCCTTTTCAATGGCTGCTTCAACCCTAACAAGAAGTTTTTTTAAGTCTTGTTTAGCCACCTAAAAGTTCTTGTACAAGTCTAAGACTCGCTTAATGTGATCTGGAAAGGAAACATTATCTCGTTGTGTAGAACTGCTTTGGTTCTGTATACTAGCACCGGCAATACTCTGCCTAGCCTTGTGCTCATCTTTTAAGTAGTATGTAACCAAATCAAGTACCGCTAACTTAAGGTCAGCAGGTACTGCACTATATCCTGCAGTATATACTACCTTAACTGTTTCTATACCTATTGGCCACGGTTTATAACCACCGGAAGTTGTTCTGTAAATACAGTCTGTTGCTTTATTAAGAGCGTATTCCTGTGCACCGACTGTAAGAGTAGTTAGAGCGCCCCCATAAGAAGTCGCTTCTTGTACACTTACTATTGCATTCACAGGGCTTTCTGTTAATTGTACTAAGTGGGTACTCCACTCAATACTAAAGGTTTCTGTTTTATTCGTAGAGAAAAAGTCTACGAAACTATTACCGCAATAAGTTTTCACTAATTGACTTACAGACGGGATTAAAACGTTCAGGCGTGCGTCTTCCTTAGGCTGAGATATACCCTCTGCCGTTTTGTACTCCTGTAATGTTATTAAATCTGCCATATTCTATAGGTCCATTAGTAAAAACTTGGGGGAGAAAATCTCCCCCTCATTTCTATACTTTCTAAGTATTAAGCAACAAAGTCAAGCTTAACAGAAGGCTGGTTTCCACCTGCACCTGCAACGATTTCTTCGAAACCGAGAGACTGACTGGCGACGATTACTCGACGCTGGTTCATTACTTCGTAATCCTGCTCAACGGTTACACCGCGAAGACGAGGCACTACATAGTTACGCGTGTAAACTGCAAACGCGGCGGGAATGCCAGCAGCTTCTGCAGCAAACTGGTCTGATACAACTACAGGAGTACCATAAACGGCTCCAACAGTACCAATTACTCGTACTGCCATGTCAGACCCGACTTCATCAATAGTCTGGAACTTAACATCGTCTAACAGGTCATAGTAGCTGTTCTGGCTTACAACGTATGCCAGCTCAGATGGGTTCAAACCGTACGTGCCCATTCCTTGACGCATGTCAAGCAAGATATCAGAAGTCAACTTAGCGGCATCAGAGATGTCGAGAGTTGCACCATGAGTAGCAGCAACACCGTCAAGACCTACGACGGAACCGCCACCATTAAGAATGGCAGATTCAACAGCTTTAGCGTGAGCACGAGCTACTGATTCAACAATCATAGGCATCAGGTTAATAAGAACCTGCTCATCTACATCGTTATCCATGAACGAGCTTGAAATCAAGCGATAAGCGTTCAAGATTACTTGCTTAGGCTGGAACTTGTTAGCATTACCGCCGGTGTTACCCTGGTTTTGCAAGTTTCCGCCAGTAGCTGAAGTCGCCCATGCAGCTGCAGAAACGTCAGGCTGGATAGGTAATACAGTAGCTGCACCATTTACAGGGATCTCACGGAACAAACGAGCTACCTTCAACTCATTTTGAATTTCTTTCTCAATCAGATTAGAAACTTCCTGGTCAATATCAGCAGCTGCAGTAGTATAATCAATACCGGCCTTCTCTTGAAGCTCAATACCATACTGAGTATTCATGCCTTTTTGAGTCATAACACCAAGTAAATGAGCTGTCATGAACTCGTTGCCCCACTTAGATACGTCACCTTTAGAGGAACGGTCAGAGAAAGTCTTTTTGCTATTTTGCATAGCTGAAAGCTCAACTTGCTTCTCTTCAAGTTCTTTTTTGTACTTCAAGATAGTCGCAGCAGTAGTCTCTTTATCAGATTCCATTTCCTTACGAATATCTTCAATCAAACGCTCTGCACCTGATTCTACACCAGATACGATAGCGGTTTTAACTTCTTCTTCTTGTTGAGCCTTAGCTTCTGCATCTGCAGTTACTTGGTCATCAAGATCCTTTTGTGCAGCCACATCGGCTGCTTTTTGCTCGGCTTGCTTCATTGCGATTTTAGCAGCAGTTTCCTCAGCTACTTTTTTAGCAAAAGCTTCCAAGTCAACGGGTTGTTGTGTCTCTTCAGACATTTTGATCTCCTTTTGGACTTGCGTCCCGTCACTATTAGTGAAAGTTTTTTTGAAATCCTCGTACTCTGACATAGAGTCAAAAGATTTCGCTAGTGAAAAAGTAGCTGATTGATTACACGGTACCGATACTACCGATACCTCAAATAACTCAGCGTCCTTTATTCTTAATCCGTCGGTTTCCTCTAGGTAATCAGCATCCTTGACTCGGAAACCAACTGAAAAGGCCCCAAGAACACCGTCTTTAACTAACTCAGCTACATCACCAGCAGATTTGCTGATTTTTGCAGTAAGCTCCAATCCATTTTGAGTGCTCTTTAAACCAGTAGCTCTCCCAATAGGTCGGTTATAATCATGATTGAAAAGAATAATAGGATTCTTCTCAAAGTTGTGCAGTCCACCTTTAGTCCATGCGTCGGCTGAAATAGAGTCGCCAGCGCGATCAAAGTCAGCAGTACTCGCCATACCTCGGATCATTATACTACCGTCATCCTCAGTATGAGACTTAAAAGTAGAGGTAAGATTAAATATCTTTTCCATTTACTTCCTCTTTTACTGCTGATTTAACAGCAGGCTTACCCTCAGCCTTTGGTGCGGGCTTCGGTGGTTTTGGTGCGACAGGCTTTGGAGTAGGATTTTCCTTCTCTTTAATCTCTGCCCACACTTCTGGAAGAGTGCTCTCGATAATAGACAACATCCGACTCCAGTTTCCAAAAAAGTTCAGTGCAAGTCCCGCTCGAATTGGAACGTTTCCAAGTTTTTCATAATCATGTCTGGAAAGAACCTTACCCTGCTCTAACATAACCATTGCTACGGCTTCTAGGGCTTTATTTCTTTGTCTTATACTTCCCATTACTCTTCTATCTCCTCTACAGGCCTTCCGCCTTCATCGGGGTTAACTGCTGACCCAGCAATATTTGCCGGGATGCGTATTTCTTCTGTACCTTCGATAGGTTCAAAACCTAATCGCTCTCTTGCTTCTGCTGCTGTAATAATACCACCATTTACTAGTGAAGTATAATAAGCAGAAGAGTCTCTCAGTTCTGGCTGCAGAGCGGGGATATTAGAAATGTCCTCACTAAGTTCAAAACCAAAAAATCTTTCTAATCCATAGTTGATTTTTCGAACTATAGGTAGTATAGTCTCGAGATAGTACATGCGCATATTGGGGCGAATGTTAGCGTTGTTACCAGAGTCCAACATAATAGGTGGGATTCCTAACGCCTTCAAAACAATCTTTTCATTTTCTTCGATTGAACTTTGAAAATCCAATTCTTTAAAATTTACATTGGATATCGAGTCCACTTCAATTCCGCCATCTAGGATAAGGGGTCTGCGACCTCCTGCATCTGGGCGGTATCGTGCCTGCCAAGAAGCCATCATTCGTTCTTTGATCTTCTCAGAAAGTGTATTGGGGGATTTTAGTACTAATCCGGGCACTGCTCCATTCTTGAAAAAGTTATCCTGAAAGGCTCTCATCGACTTCATAAGTATCATAGTACGAAGTGCGGGCTTCAGGCGGGGTACTCCACGGTATATAGAATGGAACGAGTTTTCTTTA